TAAAAGCCCCTCAAAAATTACCAGGCAGGCCGCAAGCAGAAAGCTGAATGCCTGTAAAGTTTCAAAACGAAAAAAGAAGTGAAATGAATAAAAAATTACTTCTATTTTTTCCATATATAGCCCCAGCAATTGGGGTTATAATTCTTTTGATTATTGTTTATCTTGTTTATAACAATTTAACAAAAAACAGCAAAAGAGACGATACCTTGAATAATGACATTGACGAAAATAAGCTCACTTATCTTAAATCGCAATACCTTGTTTTTGCAGACACGATTGAAACAGCAATAGCTGGTTATGGAACAGACGAACAAACAATTTACAATGTTTTTTCACAACTTGAAAATGATAATGATGTTCTCGAATTAATACAAGCATTTGGTAAAAGATGGATCATTAACGGACTATCATTGTATTACGATGCTTCATTACCCGAATTGTTAAGCTACGAGCTCACAAATGAGGAAAGATCAAAATTGAATCAAATTTTATCAAACAAAGGAATAAAAACTAAATTTTAATGAAAACAAAAGCAATAATCTGGATTAGTGTAATTCTTGCAGCAATCGCAGCAATGATTTATTATGTAATACCCAAAAGCCAGGCCACAAACAATAACAGCTCTGGTTCAGGCTCCGGCAACGATACTGGTTCTGGTTCAGGCTCCGGTTCAGGAGCTACAAACATTCCGGCATTAACCGAATTTGACAAACTTGAAATTCAAAGTTATCCAATAAAGCCAGGCATACCATACGGCAGTTATTCTCGACAGGTAGGCTACATTCAATTGTATCTAAACAATTTTTACGGAAAATCACTCTCAATTGACGGCAAATATGGCCCATTAACCAAGGCCGCAGCTGAAAGCATTTTTGGACTTTCAGAATTCACAAAAGAACTGTACGATTCAATTATTAAACCAAAAGAAGCTCAATTAAGAGATTATTTACAAAGGAGATAAAAAATCTAAACAATGACACCTTCCGAATTCATTAGCAAATACCGCATTCCGGTAACAATCGCAACGCTTAATACAAACTTATTTGTATCAGTAAAAATGGCGCAAATGATTCTTGAAAGTGCTTGGGGCGAACGCATTATCGGCAATAACGCTTTCGGTATAAAAGCAGCAGGTCAAAAAAGCCCCTATTGGGGTGGTGATTCAATTGATGCAAACACTTTTGAATACTACAATGCAGATCAAAACCCTGTAAACATCAGAACAGCATTCAGAGCCTATGAAACTGTAACTGACAGCATCAAAGATCACACCTATTTTCTTAAGCAAAACCCCAGGTATGCACTTGCAGGCGTTTTTGATGCAAAAGATTACAGGGAACAAGCCTATGCACTTGCAAGAGCAGGTTATGCTACTGATCCGAATTATGCACAAAAGCTAATTCAAATCATTGAACAGTACAAATTAAACGAACTTGATCAAAAAAAAAAGTAATGCAAACATTTGAACGCATCACAGCCGCAATGCTGGTAATAATTGCAATCTGGAATCTTTATAAAGTAATACGATAATCAATGAACAGGAATAACGCAGAAATTTATCTTAGTCCGCCTGATAAGGTAAAACGAGTTAATAAAGCAGACGGTTATTTCATTTACGAAGGTAGAACGCGTCAGCACGATGCTCTTGACACAGATAGAAGTTGGTCAATTAAAAGAATTGAAGTAACTGAAAATGAAAGTGGAGAGTTCACAATTGAGGAAAAATGGCCAAATGGAATCAGAGCACAATCATTTGCTTTTAAAGAGGCAGAATCTTACAATTTTTATTACTTCTTAAAAAAGTAACAAATGAAACTAAAACCAGTATATAACGCTTTAACGGGAAAATTCGACTTTGTAAACCAGGATGCAGTTTCTAAAGATTTAGGCCAGTACACAACACTTACAGCACTTCAAACAGCATATCCAAGTCCTGATTCTGGTTCTTATGCGAGGGTAGTTGCTACTAATACTTATTATGTATATGAAGGTGGAGCCTGGGTTAATTCTGGTTTAACTTACGAAGCTGCAAACGTTGATTTTAGAGAGTACAACAATCAATCAACAGATCCTTCGGCTCCGGAAGCTGGCAAAGCACGTATTTACGTAAAAAATAACAGATTGCTTTTAAGAAACGATACGCAAATTATCCCTGTAAACACAATTGAACCCTCAATCATTCGTCGCGACAGAACAGGAGCTTCAACTGAATGGGAGCCTGTAAATTCACAGGCAATGGCTGAACTTGTATTAAATTCATTTTCTAGTGCAACCGTAAATGATGATGCAACTGTTAATTATTACCTTCATTCAGATACTCCAGAAAAGAAATTTGACGGTTCTGACAGTGCTTTAGATGGGGGAGACGGACAGGTAATGATAGTAAGTAGAGCACCTATTTATCTAAAAGAATGGCAAGACGGAAATTACGATTATAAAGCAATTTCATTATTACCAGCAGACGGATTTGAAGAATTCCCAAGGTTCGGAATAGGCAAATACAAAGGCTACATTGATGCAAATGGAAAACTTTGCAGCATTTCTGGCGTAACGCCAACAACAAACATAACACCAATTGAAGGCGAAGCTGCTGCACAATTACGCGGTTCAAATTGGCACATAGAGCCCTACGGATTCACAAGATTAATTGTAAACTTGCTGTTATTCAAAATACTTTCAAACGACGCGCAAACAGAGTTAGGGTATGTTAGTCGTGCAAATTCAACTGACTGGCTGAATTATAACAATTATAATCCAGTAGTTAAAACAGGTTACATGAACGATCAAAAGTCACTATTCACAGGTAATAAGCCGCTTACATTAACTAATTTCGTAGGAGGAACAAGCGATTTAGTTACAGAAATTGTTTCATTTTTAGGAATTGAAAACTTTTTTGGCGAAACATGGGAATGGAAAATAGGCTTAAATATATTGTACGATACAACACACATGGCAGTTTTGTATAAAAAACTTCCACCATACGAATTTGATACAACAGCAAATCACACCGAAATAGCCTACATTCCTAGCCCTGCTAGCGCCTATGTGAAAGAATTAATACCAGGTCACATTATCCCACAACTGACAGGGGGAGGCTCGGCAACCTATTTCTGTGATTATCACTACAAAGGTTCAGTTGGTTGGCGGGTTCCGCGTTCCGGGGGCAGTTTCGTCAGTGGTTCGCTTTCCGGGCCGTTCTATTTCAATTTCGACCTTTCCTCGGGCCATCGTTACGCGTCTATCGGGGTGCGGTCTTTTTGCTTAATCGCCGGGACGAATTAACGAGGCACGAAAAAAGAAAAACGAATAATGACAATTTACACGTATATAGGTTATGCTGCTTGTTATGGTTGGCAGGTTCCGCATTCCGGAGGCAATTTCAACAATGGTTCGAATTCCAGGCCGTTCTATTTCAATTTCAACAATTCCTCGGGCAATCGTAACGCGAATATCAGGGTGCAGTCTTATTTGCTTAATTTAATCCAAACCTATAAACGTTCTCTCTTGGGAAAACATATAACTTTTAAAACCGTATTAGTAGCATTATCGAAAGTTCGGAAAGGTTGGCAAAAATGAAAAGAAAAGGATATTTATTTGAACAATTAATTGACACTCAAAACCTTTGTGAAGCATTACACAACGCTTCAAAAGGTAAAAGTCATTATTCCGAAGTTCAAAAAATCATGCAAAACCCACTTAAAGCAGTTTATCAATTGCATGAGCTTTTGATATCCGGTAATTTCAAAAATTCAGAATATAAAATCTTTGAAAAATTTACAGGCCGAAAAACCCGTAAAATTTACAAACTACCTTTTTATCCCGATAGAGTTTTACACCATGCAATTGTACAGGTTCTTAAACCAATATGGCTAAATCATTTTATCCGAAATACATTTGCAACAATAGAAAATAGAGGAGTGCATGATGCAGTTCGTAAAATTAAAAACGACCTCAAAAAAAAACCTGAACAAACCCAATACGCTTTAAAACTTGATATTCGTAAATTTTACGAATCGGTTGATAATGAAATTCTCAAAAATCAATTAAGACAAAAAATAAAAGATCAGCGATTTTTAAAAATAACCGATCAAATTATTGATTCAGCAAAAGGCATTCCGATAGGCAATTACCTAAGTCAATGGCTTGGAAACTATTACCTATCAGGATTAGATCATTTTATTAAAGAAAAATTACAAGCAAAATTCTATTACCGATATTGTGACGATCTTGTTATTTTATCGCACAATAAAGACTATTTGCGTATTTGCAGAATAGCAATTCAGAACTATGTTGAAAGTGAGTTAAACTTAGAAATTAAACCGAATTATAGTGTTTTCCCTGTAAAAAACGGAATAGATTTTTTAGGTTACAGATTCTTTCACACATTTACACTTGTAAGAAAATCAATCGTTAAAGACTTTAAGAAAAAACTAAACAGGAACAACCCTCGATCAAAATCCAGTTATTATGGTTGGTTTATACACGCCAATTCATTTAGATTAATTCAAAAATACTATAAAAATGAAAGTTACATCAGACCATCAGCCAGTTAAGGCGCAAAGCTTAGGAACAGGAAAAGGCTATTTAATAGCCTTTAACGTTCAGCAAGTAGAAATTGAAGGAGAAACAAAGTTTCAATTTGACGCAGTAAAAGTCAATAAACTCGACAGAGCAGAAATAATACAAGCGATCATTCGCACACGTTATCAATCAATTGATGACGAACTTGCATTAATCAACAATCGCACACTTTCAGCAGAAAAAGAAGCTGAATATCAAGAATATCAAACATTCAGAACGTTCGCAAAAACAACAGCAGATGAAGCGATTCAGTGATTTTGCGCAATCAAATCAACTTGAAGGCGACAAAAAGCCAATTAACGAACTGATAAACAAAGAAATTACTGTATTAAATTACAGAATTTCAAAATCAAAATATCAGAACAATTCCGGCAATTTGTTAACAATTCAATTTGAACTTGAAGGCAAAACACAAGTTGTAATGACAGGCAGCGAGGTGTTGTTAAATCAATGCGAACAATACAAATCCGAAATGCCTTTTTTAACAACAATCAAAAAAATAGGAAATTATTACACATTCACATGAGATACTTTTTAGATAACATCAGAGCCTCATTGTTATCAATTACAGGGGCAGTAACAGGAACAGCAATTGGAGAAATTGAACCAGTGACAAACTATGCTTTAAACACTTTTTTTGAGCATACAGCCTGGACAGTTGGTATTTTAGCTGGTATTTTTTCAATCATTAAAACAATACGCGACTTAAGGCAAAAAAAATGAAAATCCTGAAAATTATAAGATCATTCCTGCAAGAAGGCACAAAAGATTCCATGATGCGAATAGGATTCCTGTTCGTAACACTGTTTACGGCTATTCTTTTAAGCCTTTTTGCATACACAATGATAATTCAGGCAAAAGCAAATCCTTATCCTGGCTATGAGCTGGCAGCCTTATTGGGTGCAATTGCAGCCTTATTTACAGGTGCAGCATACATGAAAAGAAGTCAAAAAAAATATGAAAATGAAAAAACTGATCATTTTAACAAGCCTGATACTTCAAGTCGCGGTTTTTAGTTCCTGTTCTATTTTTAAGCCAACTGGAGAACAAAAACTTTCAAGGCTTTTAAATAAATACCCACAGCTAGCCATAAAAGATTCAATCCCTGTAATTGATTCAATTTTTTTTGAAAGAGTAAAACTCGACACCATAATACAGCCAAAACCGATTTACGACACTACAAAAATTGTTTTAGGCAAATACACAATTTTACACAGCTTGACACCTAATAATCAAGTGTATTTAAGCCTCGAAACCCCAGCTGACACAATGATATTAAACCGCAAATACCCTGCATACATTATTAAACAAGTTAAACCAGACCACCTATCAATTTTCTTAAACAAATTACCCTGGTTAGCACTGATTATTCTTGCTATTGTAGCTCTTGTCAGATATTTATTTCCTAGAAAGTAGTTCAAAGCTTATCCCAAGCTTTCATCTCATTCTGTATTGTTTCATCAATAAGTTTTGCGTAAATCTTAGTCACTTTCAAATCTGAATGCCCTAGCAATTCAGAAACAACCTCTAATCTGATACCAAGATTCAGGCTTATTGTTGCAAAAGTGTGACGGCTCACATGAAAGGTTACATTCTTTTCAATTCCAGCAGCCAAAGCAGCAATTTTCAAATATTCATTACACTTTTGATTGCTGTACATTTTAAAAACAAAACCTTTACCCCTTTCCGGTAACAATAACCTTGCTTTTCCTGAAAGTGGAATTTTGACAATGTTTCCTGTTTTTTGCTGTTCCACCACAATCATATCCTCTCTGATTTTATCCCAAGTAAGCAATTTTATATCTGCATACCTTAAGCCAGTGTAGCAGCCAAACAAAAACCACTGCAAAACATTAGTAACCTTATTACTGAAATGACTTTCATAAACAGCCTCTAAAGCCTTCACTTCATCATAAGTAAGATAAGGCCGTTTAGTCTTTTCACGCTTCAATTTATAATCCTTAAACGGACTGCTGTCTATCAGTCCACGCTTCAGAGCAATTCCAAGCCAAAATTTAAGATAAGCCATTGATTTAGCAACTGTATTCTTGCTGTTATTTCTAACTGTAAGCATCCAATTTTCATACTCAATCAAAAAACTATAATCTACATCTTTCAAATAAAAACTATCCCTAAAAGCCTTTAATTTTGATTTAGCAGCCAAATAATGCCTGTAATGTTCTTTCGAAACACGACCTTTCGAAAGTTCAATTTCAGTAGTTATAAAATCAAAAAAAGAAACGGGACCAGAGTCGCTCCCATTCAGAACCGAAATAATTTCATCTGGCTTTATGATCACATTTTCATTTTCAGCAGCCAAAACAGCATCATTAATAGCCTGCAACCTCGAATTAATGATCATATTCAATTTCATATGATCTTTACATTTTCTGCTTACCTGTTTATTTCTTTCATCAAAATGACCTGGTAAAATATCAAACAATTTAGATTCAATCTTTTTTCCGTTCAATCTTACCCTCAAAAAAATAGGAGTATTCCCGTTTTTAAGTTTTTCAGTTGACTGATATACCTTATAAGTGTACCGATTAATCATTTTACTGACGAATTAATTTTTCTTACTGTTATTTTACTGACGCTTTTAAACGAAAATAGGCAATTAAAAACTTTTCAATAATTTCTAAAAGCCGCAAAAACAAAAGAAAACCCAAAATTGAAAACTGGTTATTTTTGAACATAGTGAGACGTACTGCCCCACAACTCAACATCAAACAATTATCTTACAATCAGAGTTTTAAATTTATTTCAATTAGTGTTTACTGATTCGTTTACTGACGGTTTACGGGTTTACGGAAATACAAAGTAATTATTTTCGCAAGCTGTTACTGTTACTGTTTTTTCAAATTCGGAAGGAAACAATAAGTATCCTGATTGTTGCACAGCTCTTAAATCGTAAATCATTATTTCCTTTTTAATTGATTTTGAGCTATTGCCTTGTAACGTACCTTGACTTTGAAAATCAATAAAAATTTCATAGGGATTGTTACTGTTGTTTTCAAAGATAATTGTTCCCCAATTACCCTCACAATCTCCGTTTATTCCTTCATCTTTTTTGCAAGAAGTGATTGCTACAAACGCTAATAAAGCGAAAATGATAATTTTTTTCATGTTTTTAAATTTAGATTATTGATTAGTCAATCCTTGATTTTAAGGATTCAATTAATTCATCTTTAGCTTTTAATAGCCGCTCCCGAAGCTCACATTGTTGGCATGGCCCCGAAGGCATTTTGCCATAATTGTACATTTCTTCCGGCTCCTGTATAAATAAGCTTGTTTTTGGCTTGAATTCATTAAATGATTTTTGGAAACCTAAACTTTCGCAATAAGATTCAAAAAAATTGTACGACAAAACATCGCTAATTTGAAATAGCTGTTCTGAATCAATGCTTTTTCTAGTGAATAATTGATAAACGTTTTGAGGTGTTGTGCTGATCATCCTTGCTAAATCAGCCTGTTTAATACCTCTAATGACCAAAACTTCTTTAATTTTTTCGCCAACGTGATAACTTATTGTTTTCATAAAGCAAAATTTTAAATTTTTAATTAATTAGAAGTCAGACAAATGTAAATTATTTTTGTATTCCTGTTATTTTTTTTCTTGACATTGTAAATTCATGCTTTATCTTTGTAGAAATTTATCAGCTATGAGTTTACATGAATTGAGAAAAAATAAATTACTCAAACCGATTAAAAAAAGAATTTACGAACTGATTAACAGTGATATAAGCGCAAATGAGATTAAAAATATTGTATCAGATGAATTTTTAGTTTCTCACGGATTTATCAATAAATATTTTAGTTTTACAGCTATGAAACAAGAAATAATGAATAAGAGGATTAAAAAATTCGGTGCGAAATACCCTGAAAATCTAAAAATAAAAAGGTCGTTACGTCCAGGAGATCAAATAAAGCTTGCAAAACGCATGGGAATAACAAGACAATCCATTTCCCAAGTGCTAAATGGTGAAAGAAGAATATCAAATTCTCTAGCAAAAGAAATCGTAAAGCTCATTAATGAGCGAAAGGCCATTGAAGCTGAACTAAAACAGGCACTCACCCAAAAATCATAATCTATGGAATTCCCTATTGATGTATCTTTTGAATTTTCGTTTGGCCTTACCAGGATAGGCTTTTTTATTGCCCTTAGCATTTTTGCGGCTATTGTTGGCACTAGCATTTGGGCTGTTATCGAGGCCGTTAAAGCAAGGCAACGTCAAAAACAAGCCATTGAGCATTTCAGGGCATTATTTAATGAAGCCCGTGAAGCCGAAAGAAAAGTGTTTGCTGTATATCACGGCAAAAGACCATACAATCCTTTAATCAGGCTTACCTACAAGCAATTAACAGCATACAGGCAATTGTTTTGGTTTCTTCAAGCCGAAAGCGAATACAGATCATTCCTTAACAAAATTATCAATCGCCACTAATGAAAACACACCCCTTCACATATAAAAATATTGTTTTGGCTCTGCTGGGAAGCAACCAAAACCAGGGCGACAGTGATAGCACAGTCGTAGGATCGGTAGGAGTTCGGATTTTGTCCGGCTCCTGCCCTTTTTGTTTAATCCTTCAATCTTAATAACATGAAAACAGCACAAAAAATCAAAGAAAGACATCAAAGAACAGAATCTGAAATTATCCGTATTTCAAATTTTATTGGAGATAATCCAAGCCTCGAACATGAAAGGTATGACAGAACAGAACTTTTAGGTGAACACAGCTGGACGTGGAAAGAAGCTTTAATAGCGCACGTTTCAGAAAGGTTAACTTTAGAATGGGTATTAAAAAACTAAGGTTATGAGCGAAAAAGAAGTAATTGTTCACATCAGAACCCTTTACCCAGACGATGTTCGTAAAATCGTTCAGGAAGAGCTTTTAAAGTGGCAACAAACAGACATCCTAATTACCCACAAAGAAGCTATTGCAATGTTTAAGCAACACAACCTGCCTGCACACAAGCATGGCTATGTTTCGCTTAAAAAAATGATAGCCCAGGGAATTATCCAACAAAAAGGCTCCCGGGTCCGGTTCAATTCGGTTCAAAACTATATCCAGTCTCAAATCAATCAAAAAAAAATCAAACATGAAATTTAGAATCAACATCAGAGTACTAAAAGACGATTGCCCTCACGGCATTCAGGTTATTTCAGACATTGAAACGGTAAAAGACTATGAAACACTAGGCAGCGAAATTCAAAATGCTGCTTTCAGGGCATGGCAGATAGCAAACGGCATAGACCCGTCCGGCTCATCTGTGAAACCTTCATCCGAAGTCAAAAATCTCTCCACTTATCAGGTGCATTCACAAGAGCCCCTGAAAAAAATCCAAGAACTTACATTACAAAGTGTTTAAAAATTAGCATATGAAACCTTTTATTTCCTTTCAAGAACTCCCGAATATGTTTGCTCCTGATCTTATAAGCATAACAGCCGTTAACGATCTTACAGGCAAAAAAATTGAGGAAAAGCACGTGAAGGCCGATAACCTGAACCGCTACAAAGACAAATTGATCATGCGCGAAACTGCTATTGTGATAAACCAGGCCGTAAAAGGACGTGGAAACAACTACAAGTACGCACCAGGCGAAATAAGACCAGAAGTTCACAAAGCATTTGATCACTTAAGAACGCTTGTTATGCCTTTAGGAGGCACATTCAGTTCACATGAAGAACAAGCTGCTTACATCTACAACAGAATGCTTCCACATCTTGAAACAATTGCACCCCGAAACATCAATTCATTTCCGTCTTATCACAAGCTCGTAAATCACATCAAAATGCACTTTCGGCCTGCAAAAGTTCAACCTAAAAAAGCTGATTTTATCAAGGCTTAGGTTGCATTTTTAAGTCGCTGATAAACAGCGCTAAAGCCCCTTACTTGATAATAATAGAAATATCTGGAATAAAACGAAGCTTAAAAACATAAGGATAAAACATGAATACGATAACAGTAAATAAGGAATCGCAACGTACATCTCAAATTGATCTTACCAGTAAAGAGGCTTCAAAAAATCTTTGGAATGCAAATCAGAAGTTTCAGGCTAAAATTGGATGGAAACGTGCCGAAGCAAAAGAAATAAGGCGGCAAATAAGAATGTTTATCAGTGATAACTTCAATATCTACCTTCCAAACACACGAAAGGAATACAAAAAAGAACTTCACTTTAACAGGTCTGGTAGTGAAGAATGGAATTTTTTAGAGGAAAATTACGGCCAAATGATTAAGTATTACTATACTTTAGGCGAATATGGCCTTACACTTGGTCATGTCTTTAAAGATGAAAAGACCGGACGTGTAGAAACATTTGCACGAATGCACATTTACAGCCGTCACCGCTTAGACCCTGTTTGGAACATGCGCAAAAGTCAGCTAATCAGAACTATTTACAAAGATTTTTTAGTAAAATCAGATATTATTGAGCAACAATTACACCCAATTCACATCACTTTAACGCTGCCTCACGCAGGCGGTTTATACCAGGGCAAACGTTTTTATGCCAGGGAATTAATCGAGGCCTTCAATTTGATACGAAAATACCCAAAATGGAAAGAATTTGTCTATGGCGGTGAATACGGCGTAGAGATTAAAAAATCACCCAACGGCAACGGCTTACACATTCACATTCATTCATTTACATTGCTCAAAAAAGGTCAATCAGTTAATAAATTCAGGGATTGGCTCAAAAAAACATGGCTCCGGTTAACAAGCGGTTCACAAATATGGGTTGAAACATTGTATTTCTACAAAAAAGACGATCAGGGAGCCTATATAACTGAAAAAAAAGGATTTAAACTAATCACAACAGAACAATACGACGGTTCGTACATCACTGATTACGAATCAGAAAAAGAAGTTCGTAAAAAGTTTTATGTTGATGCAGAAGTACGCAAGCTTACCAGTACTGCTACTGCCCTAGAGTTTGAGGAAATAATGGAGCAGGTAAAAAACATTTACCTAGCCGGAATCATGGAAACAATCAAGTATCATTTCAAAATGGACGATCTGTTTCAAACTGGCTCCCAGAAGCTTTACGACATTGATTTAATCAATGAAATACTTGTAAATACCAAGAACAAACGACTTTACAGCCGTTTTGGTAAGTTCTACAACGAACCCTCATTAAACTTTAATCAGATAGCCGACAAGGAGCCAGACGAATCAGAACCGGAAAATGAAGAATCCTTAATGGCCGAAGCTCTCAACACAGTTACAAACCCATTTACTTTTGAAAACGTTAATCCAGATGAAATTGAATTATTTGCATGGCGGCCCGAAAATCAAAAGCGGCAACCCTTATCTAGTGATATTGCATACAAACTCATAAACTGTTATTCAACAGATTACTTAGTTCCTTTAGGAATAGGAATAAGTTTAAGAAATGCCATTAAAGAATGGCTAAAAGCGCGGTCAGGTAGAATGACAAGCTTAACAAGTGTTTAAAACTCAATTATTTATCAACTAAATTTAATTTATCATGTACGAATTATCAGTAATTGGAAATCTTGGAAAAGATGCAGTAGTTTACGAAAGCAACGGAAACAAAGCAATCAGCTTTACAGTAGCCGTAAACAAAAAATGGAAAGATCGTGAAGGCGTGGCACACGAAAAAACAGACTGGATAAGCTGTTCATATTGGAAACGCGAAAATCAAAGCCTATCAATTGTAAATTACCTCAAAAAAGGCACAAAAGTATTTTTGCGCGGCGAACCTAATGTTCGCACATGGCAGGATAATGAAGGCCGCACAATGGCCGGAATCAATCTCACAATCTCAAAGGTAGAACTACTATCAGCATCCGAATCAGGCAGCGAACAAAAGCCACAGGCAAGCCAAGCCAATAATGAAAAACCAGTAGAATATCCTGAACCAGAATACCCAGGTGAAGAATCAGACGATTTATCTTTTTAATAATGATTAATTGGTTAAGTAGCAGGCTTAGTTTGCCTGCTACTTTTATTCACATTAACACCATTTAAAAAATGAAATATCCTGCAATATTTTATTCTAAAGGCTGGCCAATAGCCGAAGCATATGTTTATTTAACAAACCTAGAAGGCGATCCTTTTAGGGTAACATTTATTTTCGAGGGTAAAGTACAAATTGAACCAGAAGACAACCTTTATTTAAAACTAGATAGTTTATTATTTGAACAAATCGAACACCTAAGCAGGAGACATGATAGAAGATTTAAAAATTGGTACAAAGAAAAAGGCATAAGAAATGAAACTATACTCTAAATACTTAAAAGGCAATTAAATTAATGGCCAATTTACATGCAAACCTGAATATTATAAATTCAGGATAATGAAATACGTTACAATTTTAAGATTATGGAGATTTCAGTTAGTATTCCGATACAGAAAATAGCTGTTAACGGGCTGGCGGTATGCGCTGGCTGGGATTAGAAGTAGAAACTTTCAATACAGATAAACGATGAATAAAAGTACAAACGATACAATTTACCACCGCCCCCAGCTGGCGTATGACCGCTTGTTAGGTGCTGTGGTTGTGTCGGCATTATTTGTACGAAAGGATTCTATTTATAAGGAACTTGGCGTTGATTGTTGGGATATGGAGCGTGATGCGCTTAATTGGCCAGGTGGAAACCCTGTTATAGCACACCCGCCATGTCGCGCGTGGGGGCAGCTCTCTCACATGGCGAACCCGAGACCAGGAGAAAAGGAACTTGCTTTTTTTGCTATCGAAATGATAAGAAAGTATGGAGGAGTTTTGGAACACCCCAGGGCTTCAAGGCTATGGCCTGAATTTTTACCGCTGCCTGGTAAAGTAGATGAATTCGGAGGATACAGTATTTCGGTTGACCAATTTTGGTGGGGACATAAAGCAAAAAAAAGCACTCTGTTATACATTGTTGGTTGCCCGATTAGAGAGCTGCCAGCGATACCAATGAGATTTGATGCTCTACAATACACGGTAAGCAGTAAGATTAAAAAGAAATCAGGACGCAGAATTTTAAAGGAGATTCCCAAAAGCGAGCGGGAGGCAACGCCAATAGATTTTGCAAAATGGTTGATTGAAGTTGCGAGCCGGTGCGGTAGGAGCCATTGCACCTAACAAATAAATAAGTGCCGCGCTAGTGGCATTTATTTACTGTTAACAAGCTGTTTAAAAGATGTTTTAAAAATTTTACCTAAACCATTGCTTTAAGTAAACTAATGTACTATATTTGCAACCATATTTATGTATATTTTTTCTGTCATGTTTTAAGATTGGATTTTTTTAAAAGGATACTAGAATGAAGGGGCTAGTATCCTTTTTTTCGTAAACCGGAAAACACACAAAAGCAAACCAGTAAACAATAAGAAAACATTAAGTAAACAAGTTAATAACCAATATTTTACGCAATGTCGAAACTAGAAGTATTATCAGTAAAGGTTTATCCAGAGGTAAAACAAAAGTTTACAGAACTTTTTGAATTAGCCGAAACAGGAACACAGGGAAGTTTTGTAGAGTTATTACTCGAACATTTTGAAAATCCCCGAAAGATCGAGGTTGAAAAAGAAGAAAATGTTCAACTAATCAATTCTTTAAAACAGCGAAATTCAGAACTCGAAATTGATCTTGAAGCTATTGAAGTGACCAGGGTAGAACAGGAAAACGAAATCGAACAACTCAACATCAAAATTGCAGAACTGGAAGGCAGGGAACCAGAAAAAATTGAAATCGAGAAAAAACTCGAAGCAAATCAATTCATTATCACAGCACACCCGTTTATTGCCGAAATCTTAAACGAAATCTGCACCCTTGAAAGCAAGCGCAAAAAGCAAGAAATCAAACCCGAAAGGCTTTTATTAGAGCTATTCTGGAATGTGATTCAAAACCCAACTGTAAATCACTTACCCAAGGTTTATACCAGCAGCGAATTACGAATGAAAATGAAAAAGCATGAGCAGGCTGTTCAGTAGTTCAAAAATTGATCAAAAGATCAAAGAAAAAGCACTGCAAACAGTTTTGAACATGATTCAGGACGATCAAATTATCAAGTTTGCAGACCTGTTGAAAGAATACATGTTAAACGTAAAAAAATCGGTACAACTTAATGAAGGCGAACATGATGTAATTTTTTTAACTGACATAATTGACGAACAAACAATGATTATGTTCGTCACTTTCAATCAGGAAACCAACGAAATTAAAAGAGTAGTCAAATCCTATTCTGTAATTGAATTATTATTAAACGCTAAATTAAACATCAATGAGCTTAAACGAATTGGTTCAGGAATCTGAAAAAAATCAACCAACAATAGAAAACAAGTCAGAATCAAACAATGAATCTCAATCTCTGGACAAAAAATTCATTGATTATGATGATCTGTTAACAGAACTGGCCGTTCCTTCTCACAATCAGCATTTATATGAAATTGACGAATCAGAGGATAACCAAAGTCAGGAAAACAAATCCGAATTAAAAGACAATCACAGTTTTTCTCCCTACCCTGTTCAGGAAAAAACCTTAGACCCAGAGCAAGCATTAAGGTCAGGCAGGCGAATTGCAAAAATGGTAGATGCAGCTTTGGCAGGTGGAGCTACAATTTACGCAAAATCAGACGATTTTTCTGAATACAGTGCAAGCCCCGAAGATCTAAACGACCTTTCAGAGGCATGGGCTGATGTAAGCCAGGAATACAACATAGAAATGAATCCCTGGTTCAATGTAGCATTCCTTTCAATCGCTACCTACGGCCCGCTTTATTTCAAAGCAGCAAACGACAGAAGGTTTAATTTAATGCAAAAGCAAATCAACGAAACAAATGAGCGACTTAGTAAAATTGAATCAGAATCAGCAGAATCCTCAAAAAAACCTAAAGATCAAAAAAAAGGAGCAAGTAAGGCGTAACTATATGATTGTTTTTATCGGCACTAACGGAACCGGAAAAACAACAAAACTAAAAGAGCTTGTTTCAAACCTGCTTAAGATCAAAAGAAGGATTCTCATTGTAACCCCAGATGATGTAGAGTGGAATTCAATTCCATTTGTAAATGATCGTTTCAAGGAGCGAATTTCTTCATATAAAGGAGCCAGGCGAATGATTTTTGAATCAGACACCATACAATTGATTGATCAGGAATTTCGTAACGGAGTGCTTATTTTTGACGATTGCCGCGCCTATTTAGATGCACACACAAGCAAGGAACTTCATACAATAATGGTTCGCAGGCGGCAACGCGACATTGATGTAATTTTTGTTGCACACGGTTTTTCCGACGTCCCCCCTAAATTTTTCAATTTTGCAACATTTTACATTCTATTCAAAACAAACGAAAACATTGCAACCCGCAAAAACAGAATCAATAACTATCCAATTTTAGCAGCTGCACAAGAAAAAGTAAACTTTGAAGCCGAAAGCAATAACCCATATTATTATGAAATAATACCAGCTTAATCATGTGCGAAACAAAACCAATGACACGGGCCGGACTTGCAAATTATTATAATGTAAATGTGCGTACGTTCAAGAAGTGGATACGCCCATTTGAAAAAGAAATCGGAAAACCCGAAGGCAACATATACACACCACGACAAGTAGAAATAATCTTTCAAAAACTAGGAAAATGAAATAAGAGAAATAAGGGAAGTTCTTACTAAAGAAGTTGAAAAACTTTAAAAATAACGTGCTGTTATACCACGTTTTTATTTGTCTTATTATCAGATATTTGTTATTTTTTTAAAATAATCTTGAAAAAAAAACGATAAAATAAATTGTATTTCAAAAAAGGTTGTATATTTGTATCGTATTAGCAATGTAGCTCGTACTTAAAAATTAAAAAAATGAAATATAAAATCGAAACAAAAGCAGGTCAAGAATCAGGAAGAATTTATCCTTTAATCAAAGATGTAAAGGGTTTGTTTTGTGCAAAATTATCCATCATGGGCACAGCAAAATGGATATATTTTCCGCTTACCAGATTGGATTTAAAAAATGATGAAATAAGAATTGGTAAAGGCATATCTTATTTTAAACCTTCACAAGTAACAATTTATGCTTGTAGGACAAAACATACTAAAAAAGAAAAAGTTAATTACAATGAGTTGAAAAAATTGTAATGAAAAAAAACACGCATGGAGGAAAAAGAAAAAACTCAGGAAGAAAACCCGTATCTGATAAAAAGGTGCAGGTTTCTTTTTATATCAAACAATCGCAGATTGATAGTGTAGGTGGTATGGATAAATTTAAAGAAAAAATTTTAAAGTACATTGAACGCTCTTTGCGCCCTTAAATAGGGCATAACTACAAAATAAGTGCCGCGCCAGTGGCATTTATTTACAGTTATTTTTTAAACCAGCCCCCAAGCTGGTTTTTTTATGCCACCGCACACCCTAAACAAATCAACAAATCAACAAATCAACAAATCAACAACCAATAATCCCACCAAATCAAACAAAACCCCACCAAAACCCACCAAACCCCACCAAATCAACACACACAGCCAAAAACCCGCCCTAATTTTACCGCCCAGAACGAACTTTAAACAAAAATTATCAACATGAAATTTTTCCCTAAAACAGTCGGCGGCGTATCAATTTATGTTTTTGCCGTCTTTGTAATGGTAACAGTCTTATTTGCACAGCAATACGGCTGGTT